AAAAAATAAAAAAATAAAAATAAAATAAATAGTATTATCAATTTTATAAAAGTCCTAGAAATTAAAAAACATTCAAAATAAAAAACTTATAAAATGACTACTACTATAATTTTTATTTTTATTTTTTTATTTTTTATTTTTAAAATTATAATGTATATTTTCTATTTGATAAAAGATAATTATAATTTAAACCTGATGCTAATAAATTATGATCCATATTATTTTTAACCCTTGACACAAGTTCATCACCAAAATTATTTTTTCTTATTCCACCTCTAATATTTCCACCTGTTGGAGCTGTAATAAATTTTTCCCCATATTTTGCACCAAAAAATGATTGATTATATGAACTAAATTTATCATAAAATGATTCCCAATTGTTATATGTGTTATTTATTGCTGTTAAAACAGATGACAAATTATCTATAACTGATTTTCTTATTTTTTTTGATGAATATTTATTATGTATTCTTTCAATTATTTTCTGTTCATTCAAATATTTTTCAAATTTACCATCAATTGATGATATTTTATCCACTAAATCATTATATTCAATTTTATCTAATTTATTAATATTATTTTTTGATGCATCATATAATGTTTTTAATTTATTCAAATTTATACTAATATTATATAATGAATTAACTATTTCTTTTTTGGTTGGATTATTTGACACATCTGGAGGTATTTCATCTGGAAATATTTCCCTAATTTCATTATTATAGTCTGGTTCTGACATTTCAGATTGATCATCATTTAGTTCATCTTGTTGTGATGGTTGATCATCATTTAGTTCATCTTGTTGTGATGATTGTTCATCATCATCATCATCCTGTAAAGAACTAAATGGGTTTGCATTTATTGATTCATCATCAGGTTCTTCATCATCTGGTTCTTCATCATCAGGTTCTTCATCACCAGGTTCTTCATCTTCTGGTTCTTCATCTTCTGGTTCTTCATCTTCTGGTTCTTCATCTTCTGGTTCTGCATGTTTTTCTTCTGATTGTCCTCTGTCATTTTCTATATTAAAAATTTCTTCATTAGCTTCTTCAGAAGATTTTTTTTCCAGTTCATTTCCTATTTCTCTATAATAATCTTCTGCAATTTTTTGTAATGTCATCAAACCCTTTTCAAAACCTGTGCCAGACAAATCCATCCCTTCTGCATGTGCTAATTGACTATCAGTTGGTCTATATTGTGATATTTTAGCGAATTCTTTTGCTAACAATGTTTTGCGATCTTTGCTTTTTGTCATTTCGATATGTTTCAAATAAGCTTCATTGATTCTAGCTTCCTCCAGTTGTGCTTTTAATATATTTTCTTCTAATTTTTGTTCATATATTTTTTGCTTGTCATCTTTTGACAATTGATATCTTCTTTTTCCTGATTCTTGTTTTTTCTGTTTTGATTCTGATTTATGTTGACTACTTATTTGTTCATATTCATTATCTAATTTATCTAGTTCTGCCTTTATTGTTTTTAATTTATTGTTTTCCCTTGTAAATTCAGCATTTACCATTTTCATATCCTGTTGTAATCCAAGTATTTTTTCAATATTTTTTTGCCTCTTTTTATCTGGTGTTTCTTTGAGTTTATTTAATCTCTTTAATTCTTTAATAGCTATGTCAATATCATCAGCTTGTGATTTAATTTTTTCAGTGTCTTTTTGTTGCTTTACGAATTCTTTCGATTTTGCATTTCTCAATCTATTAATTTGTTGTTTTTTCTGTGCGGTTTCACCAATAACACCGCCTTCCATTTCATTATCTTTTGTCAATTCTCCTAATTCATCAGAAAAAACAGCAAATTTATCAAGCGATGCATCAATATTATCTAAATATTCAACCATTAATTTATATTGACTTTGTAAATCCTTTGGGATTTTTGATTCCTCACTTTTTAATTGTGTTGTTCCATCTGATGCTGTTATATTTATTGGGTTTTTTTTTTGATTTAAAAAACTTTTATAATCAATATTTTCACTTCTATTCAAATAATTATTTGCATATTTTGGAAATTCAGGCATAATATATAAATATAATATATATATTAATTTAAATAATAAAAAATTTTTATTTATTTCTTTCTCATTGCTCTAATTTATGGGTTTTTATATGTCTTGCTATATTTCTTTTACATATATTTTTACCACATGAACACAATATCATTATATTTCTTTTGTCTTGATATTCTTTTATTTTTTCTGGATTATTTGTTTTGAATTTTTCATAATCCTTTTTTTTCTGGTTTGCTTTATCTTCATTTGTTCTGTATGCTCTATATTTATTTACACATATATTATCTGATATATATTGATTTTCCCTATTTTTTAATTCATTTATATCATTAATATTTTCTAATAATTCTATTTTATAGTTGTTTCCCTCCAAAATAGAATTATNAATGAACTTACATAATTATGTTTTCCATTCAAATAACTTTTGTAATGTTTTTCATGTTTTTTTAATCTTTCTTCAAGTGTTTTACTTGTTGATCCTATATATTGCTCATTTGTTGTTAAATCAAATATTTTGTATATAATACACATTATAGTATATATTATATATATAATAAACTTTAAATATAATTATTTATTTTTTTCTCATTGCTCTTATTTTTTGCATGTGTGCTTTTGCTTCTGCACTACCTTTAACAAAACGACCAGATTTTTTTCGTCCTGCTCCATTGATTGATGTAACGGCTTTATTTGTTAATGCACTAACAATTGGTTTAGCCATTGGTTTTAAAGTTTTTGCGAGTCTATTTGCTATTCCTTCAATTTGTTTGAAATGAATTTTTTGAATTTTTCCACCTCTTGCACCTCCAACAAGTGATCTATCATTTGTTGATTTTAAACCAGTTGATAAAGTTGTTGGTTCATTAGTTTGATGTCCAGACAATGTATATTCTCTATTGATTTTACCACCTGTTAAACCTGACATATCTGTTGGTTCTCCAGCTCTTTTAATGTAATCTCTGTTTAGTTTATTTACTCTTTTTCTAATTGTTTCCTGATAATTCATATTATATAATATTATATAACATAATTATTTATATTTATATTTTATTTAAATATCATATAAAATTTCTTTTGCTTTTTCAATGTGTTTTAATGTTTTAATATGATGTGATATATTATCAATTCTGTATGATTTATTACAATGAGGACAATATTGTTTTAATTGTTTCCATTCTTGGACTGTTCTACTTGGTATTTGTTTATTTAATGATGGATTTAAATTATCTATATATTCTCTTTCTTTAATAAATCTTTCATTATTTAAATCAATAAAACTATGTAATATAACACATTCCCAATTATCAAAACCTCCATTATTTCTAATAGTTCTATATAGTTTTCTATTATTATTTTCAGCATTTGATTTATGATTTGAAATTCTATTAAATAGATTTATTGTTGAACCGATATAAAAATCTGTAATCAAATTGTCTTTGCATTGTAATTTGTAAATTGTAACTTTTGACATTATATAGTATATATATATATACTATATAAAATAAATATATTTTTAAATTAATTTATTAAATTAAATAAATCTATATATTTATTTTAATTTAAACATATTTATGTAATTTTGATTTATTTTTTTTAACTTTGTGAACTTTACCTGCAGACATTACACCTGCAGACATTGCACCACCATCCAATTCCATTCCAGATTCTTCAGTTTTTACTTCTTTATTATATTTGCTTGCTGGATTTACTGCATGGAATATTTTTTTAAGATGACTTACTCCTCTATTGTCCATACTACCTCCGACCAATCTTTCATATTGAACATCAGTTAAATCAGATTCTGGTTTTTTCTCTTTTGCATCAAGAACTTGTTGTTTAGTGAGCAGACCAACATATGATGAGGAAACACCTTGTTGAGTAACAAATAAACCTGAGTTTGCAGTTACAACAATTGTTTCGGGTGTTATGCTATATGGAAGATTATTAGTGACATTTATGTTGAATTGGAAATTAAATTGACCCATACTTGAAGCTGATAAAACATCTGGAAGATTTAAATCATAAGCTGGAGCAATAACAAGAATAGAACCAATAGAAGCAACACCTTGTGTTGCATTTTGATTTACATCAGATCCATCCTGGGCATATGTTGCAAGATATGAAGCTCCAGCAGTTGGGGGGTTGATATTCGGATTTGCTTGGGTTGTATTATAAATTTCTAAATCAATTGGAGCAGTAATACCACTGCCAACAGGAATATGAATATTACCAACAACATATTGAATACCTGATGAACCATATCTTTTATTGATTTTTCCACAAAATTCTTGCCAAGTTTGTTGACTGCCATTTTTTTTTGATAATCTCCACAGATCCTGTGAACTTGCAGAGCTCAAAATACCAGAAGAGTTGTTGAAATTAATTGAAATTTTATTGATAGTTAAAAAAGAATTTGCTATTGTCATATTTTGAGATGCCATTGGAACTCTACAAGCTATGTAAATAAAATCTGGAATGGTTGAAAGTTGAATATTATTTGATACAATATCAGTTGATGCACCTGGGGCAATTGCAGAGGATGTGTTATAATTTGTGATAAATCTTGGATATGTAAAATAAGGACAAATATTTTTTGTTTCCTTGTGATCTGATGCTTGGAGAGTTAAAAAATTAAATAATAGTTGAGGATTTAAGAAAGGGGAATTATTATTTCCTGTTGTCCACACTGGAGCTCCACCAGCAGGATTACCAACTCTATTTGGAAATCCCAAAGTAATGGTGCTATAATATGGAACTACATTTCCATTCACGATTTCGCAACCCGAAGAGCTCCACACCCTTTTACATGATGAATCAATATTAAAAACAAATGCCATATTATTAATGCCCATCAAACCCTGGTTATTAAATTCACATTTCCCACTTGTGAAAGGTGAGAGACCTAAGAGGGGTTCAGTGACCTCAACTTGAATTGAAACAAGCCAACTTTCAGTTCCATTACCTAATTGACAAACATTTGTGTTGTTTGCATTCCACACACCATTAACAAATCTATCAATATTAAAATTTGTTAATGCAAATGCTCCTCTTGGTGTATAATCTTCATTATATTGACCTTGATAACAAGAATTAAAAGGGGCATTAGATGATCTCCAAGCATCACCATAAAAACCGTAAATTGTGTCTGGTAAGCAAGGAGTTGTTGAGTTGTAATCAGACAATGATTTAGCAGAATTCTGTCTCAATATAATTGGTAAAATATCTTGTAAATTAGTTGAAACTGTAGTATTGTTAATGGTTGCTTGCACAGTTGTAAATAATGAATTTAAAGGAAAATTACTAAATGAATCAGATTCACCATAATTAAACATAATATATCCAGCAGGAACATTTTGATTACCACCACCAAAATCAAAATTGGGGTTTGTTGATGGAATTTGAATTTGCAAATTAATTGTTGATTTAATTCTGACATTTCTATCAATAACTATACTTTCAGACGGAACTTGGATATTAAATGTCATTGATTGAGCTGAAGAACTAACGGCTGTAAATTGTTGAAAAGTTGATTGAGATGCTCCAGATTGGACACCAAACATTTCTTCATGACTTATATCATTAATTCTTGAATCTTTTATTAAAACAGTTGAGAAATCCATTTTTATATATATATATAACTTATATATAAAATTTAAAGTAAAAATATTTTTTTATATTTATTTAATTTGAGAAGTATTTTTTTTTGTGAATAAAATTTTAATTGTTGCAGTTGATCCTGAAGCCATCAAAAAAGGTTGTAATGAACCAGTTCGTGATCTCCATGATACTTCAACATCCACAGAATAACAAGGAGTAGATCCTACCATTTCTATTAATCTATATTGGGCTGATGGATTATATACTATATTTGGTTTATAAATACCTGAATCTGAAACAAAATCAGAAATAACATTTGCTATATTTGAGTTATTGCCATTTGATTGTAATATTTGACCATCAATATATAATAAGGGTGCAGAAACTTGATTTGATACAATTGGTAATAAATTAGATGTAAAAACAACAGATGTAATTGGACACCAACTTGCAATTGTTGAATATTCTTGATATACTGTGCATGCTGTATATGTTGGATTATTTGCTGGAAATGGTATATTATTTGCTCCATTATAATTATTAACAATGATTTCAAAATTCTTTCCATATAATTGTGAATATCCTAAAATATTTGCTTGAAATGATGAAAATAATTGATATAAAGCTGGATTAAAGTATATAAAAATTTGATCTGTTAAGCCTGTTAGATATCCATCAACATCAACATTTAAAATTGATATATTTGTGTTTGTGTCAAAAGTCATATTAGGAGCATAATTAGAAGGAAGAACACCTCCTGCAGTTGTAATTTGTGAATCTAAACTATTATAAGCGGTTTGAAAAGCATTATTTATTAATAATGAAAAGTATTGATATGAATATGCAAAATAATAATCTGTTCCCAAATATTGAGAACCATTTGTTGAAGGTGCAGGAGGTAAACTCGCTGATAAATCCTGGGGAATCCATATAATTGGTGCTTGTGCATTATATGTTATTCCACTATAGGTATATGATAAAGTAACAGTATAAATTGTTAGATTTGGATCTGACTGATTTGATTTAATTTCAGGTATGAATACTGGTAATGATTGAGTATCTAATGTGAATCTAATTATACTCATATAATATTCTGATGGATTAATCACAAATGGATTTGCTCTTGTTTCTTGAAATCTGCATAAAGGAGGTTGTGTGTTTGATGTCATTAAATTTGTTATTGTTATATCATAATACAATTTATCTGGTGAATCTTGATTATTTGATGATGTAGCAATATTTAATAAGGGTCTATTATTCATATTTATATATTTATATATATATATGTTATAATTTAAATAATAATTTTAATTTATTTATCAAAAAATAAAAAATAAAAAAATAAAAATAAAAATTATAGTAGTAGTCATTTTAT